AGGGTTGCCCGACGATCCTAACAGCCATAACCTCAGAATAGTATCGGCATGCGAGGTGCAAATCCTCGCCCAGGCATAAACAGGCTGAGATAGCCGAACGGTAAAGCACCTGTCTTATAAACAGGAGATCGTTGGTTCGACTCCAACTCTCAGCACAGGAAAGGTATATAATAAAAATATGGCAGAACAACAAACACCCACAACCGAAAAAGTTATCAACACCCCCAAGCCGGTTAAGCCGATAGAGGGAAAATCTGACAAATCTGACACTTTGGCAGTTTTGCCATTAACGCCACAGCAGATAGATAAAAAGCAGGCAGAGGAAAAGGCGGTAAAGGAGAGAGAGGAACAGGCCAGGACGACAAAGAAAAAGACGGATTTTTTGCAGGACTTTGAGAAATCAATAGGGATAATAACCATAGCTTGCGAGACCACCGGAATAAGCAGAGAAACATATTATAACTGGGTAAAGACCGACAAGGAGTTCCGGGATAAAGCAGGGGAAATATTAGAAAGGCAGCGCAGCCAGGTCGAGGACCGCCTGCTCAAAGCGATATTAAAAGACCACGTCTCGGCTATCACATTTTATTTGAAAAATAAGCACCCCGAATATAAGGAAAAACTGCAGGTAAGCGCGGGAGGGGTAAAGACATTGGAGGATCTGCTTGATGACGATGACATGGAACAGGAGGAAATAATAAAAAAAGAGAATGAGAACAAACAAGGAGCTGATAGAAAAATTATTGACGATAAGGGACAAGCGGGGAAAACTGGCCAAGTTCAAGTTAAACACGGCGCAGTTATACTACCAGTCAAAAAGGACCCGCCGAAACTTAATAATCAAAGCCCGGCAAAAGGGAATAAGTAAACTGATAGACGCCGATCAGCTGATCGACTGCGTAAAGCGGCCGACTAATGCTGTCGTCATAAGCCACGAAAAAGAAGCCACGAAGCGGCTTTTTTCTGCTGTTGAGGGATTTATACAGCGCATGACGGTAAAGCCTGCGACATCCATTGAAAACAAGCAGGAAATAAAATTCCCGAAAAGGGACAGCAGTTATTACATAGGAACGGCCGGGCAAAAAGCTTTCGGCAGAGGCGATACGGTGCAAAGAGCGCATTTATCGGAAGCTGCTTTTTACGAGGACCTGGAAAAAATAAGAGGCGGCATTGAGGAAGCCGCGGAATACGGCCAGGTGGATATTGAAACGACAACGAACGGCAGGAACGAGATTTATGATTTATGGCAAAAGGCGAAAGCCGGCATGAGTTCATACACGCCGATATTTATTCCGTGGTTTATAGACCAGGAATACAGCGCCGACAATATGACAAGCGAGGAAAAGAAAGGGCTGTCAAGATCGGTAATGGAAATGCTGTCGATACCGGATGCCGAGTTTATAGCCGGAATAAGCCCGGAGGAAAAGGAATTTGTCGTTAGGGTGGCAAGCGAATGGAACATAGTGATAACCGCCGGGCAGTTGAAATGGAGGCGTTATAAGATATGGGACAAAGGCGAGATGTTTTGGCAGGAATACCCGGAGGACGATGTGTCGTGCTTCTTGCAAAGCGGCAGGACCGTGTTCGCGCATGTGATAACAAGTCCGGGCCGTAGGATTCCGTTAAACGATTTAAGATTTTGGAAAGCGACCGAGAAAGAGAAACTGGATTTGAAAAAAAGGAGGCTGTATGCCGGAGTGGACGGAGCCGAGGGAACGCCGACCGGAGACAGGCATTGCTTCGCGGTAATAGATATAGTGAACGGCAAGGCGGTGGTTATATTCGAGATAACAAGCAACGATCCGATAGATATTTTTTGGGCGAAAGTTTCAAAGATATGCAAAGAATATAATATCCTTTTAGGTATAGAAAAGAACGGGGTGGGAGTGGCTCATTGCCAAACAGCCAGGAGATTGGGCGTGAAGTTCATTGAATGGGAAACAAACGCGGCGACAAGACCGACAATGATCACATCGCTCGAGGAGGCATACAGAAAAGAGGACCTGATAGAAACATACCCGGAAGCGGAGAACGAGCTGCGGGATATGGAATACGGCGAAACAAAGACAAGCGCGTTCGCATACCGGGCCGAAGCCAAGAAAGGAAAGCACGATGACCGGGCATTCGCGCGCATGATAGCGTGGCAGATAAGGACCAAGCCGGCACCAGGCGTGATATTCGTTTAATTATTCACAAACCGGGGTGTGCTTGACAAATAAAAAGTGCTACACTTAAAAGATAAGAGAAAATATAAAAACAAATGTCTTTAATTTCAAAAATAAAGGGAATAGCAAAAGAAGTTTTCGGAAAAGAAAAGGCATCGCCGGTATTTGATAACTTTCAGAATGCCGGAATGGAATTATTGGCGAGGCTGACGGGGAGCGAGATGACAAAGGGATCGATGCTCAGGCAGTTCAAAAAATCGCTTTATGTTTTTGCGTGCATTTCAAAGATAGCCGAGAAAGCGGCCGATATCGAATGGGACTTGTTTAAGGTGGTTAACTCAAAGGGGGATACAAAGGAAGTAGAGACCCACCAAATTTTAGATCTTATATACAAACCGAATCCTTTTCAGACAAAGGAGGAGTTTTTGAAAATACTGATAACAAATAAAAAGCTTTGCGGCGATGCTTTTGTTTACAAGGTAAGAAGCAACAACGACAAAAATGGCAAGGTCATAGAGTTGTGGAACCTGAGGCCGGATATGATGACGATCCTGGCCGACAAAGAGAAATTCATTAAGGGTTATAAGTTCGCCAAGAATGACGGATCGTTCGTGTTTTTTGAACCACAGGAAATAATCCACATCAAGGACAATGCGGATCCGACAAACGAATATCTCGGAGTGTCGGCTTTGATGCCGGCCGAAAAGAGAGTGCAGACGGAGGACTTCGCGACAAGTTTTCAGCGCGATTTCTTTTTGAATAGCGCGCGCCCGGATGGAGTGATCAAAAATCCTAACATATCGCTGACTGAGGACCAAAAGGAGGAGATCCATGAGAACTGGGGCAAGAGATACAAAGGCGTAGGCAATAACTCAAAGGTGGGAATTTTGGAGGGCGGGATGGAATATCAGCAGATCAGCATTTCGCAGCGGGAAATGGACTATATTGAGTCTCTTAAGTTTACGAGAGACGACATTTTGGTGGCATTCAAAGTGCCGAAGCCGATCGTTGCCATAACCGATGATGTGAATAGAGCCAATGCGGAAACTGCAATGTTTATTTTCATAAGCGAGACGATCATGCCGGAGATAAATCATATCGTCAACAAGTTCAACGAGGAGATGATCATTCCGGATTTTGGCGAGGAATTTTACGCAAAGGTAAAAGACATAACGCCGAGAAACAGGGAATTGGAATTAAAGGAATACGAAAGCGGAATAGTGAACGGATATCTTTTGATAAACGAGGTAAGGGCAAAGGAGGGTCTGGCCCCGATAATGGGCGGATGGACTATGTACCGCCCGATCATGGAGCAGGCAGTAGGTGGATTGCCGCAAAGCGAACAGAAAGCCATAAACGAAGCAATAATCAAGCAAATAGAAAAAGCCGGGACAAAGAAATTCAGTTTTGCGGGCAGGCAGAAATTACTGGCTAAGTTAACGATAAGAGAGGAAGCGGACTCGACCAGGAAGCAGCTTGAAACCGGAATAAGGGCAATTCTTATAAAGAACCAAAAGCCAAAAGCTAAAGCGGTTGAAGAAAAAGAGGAAGAACCTGCTGGAAAAAAGACCAGGAGATTTTTGACTGATGAAACAGTAAGAAAAAACTATGCGGAAAAGATTTTGAAAAAGATAGACGCGAGTTCGGCCAAGCTTAAAGAAGCTGCGGATAAATTCGCGGAACAGCAAAGGGGCAGAGTGATCGGAAATATAAAAGTTGATAATAAAGCTATCAAAGCATCAGATATCATGGATAGGGAAAAAGAAAACTCAATGGCTGTTGAATTTATAAGCCCGTTTATTTCCGAATATTTAAGAGAGTCCGGCCAGGAAGCGCTTTTAATGCTGGCCCCTCAGGAAACTTTTGACACGGCAAAGATAGCCAAGTTGATAAGGGAAAGAGCGAGATTTTTTGCTGAAACAGTGAACAGTACAACGCTGACAAAGCTTGACGCGACGCTGGCCGAGGGAATAAGCGCCGGCGAGGGCATAGGAAAACTGACCGAAAGAGTGAGCGAAGTGTATTCGGAATTTCCGACATACAGAAGCGAGATGATCGCTAGGACGGAAGCCACAGCAGCGAATAACAGGGGTCTGATCGAGGGATGGAGGCAGTCGGGGGTGGCAAACGCGAAAGAATGGCTGAACGTCGGGGATGCGCGCGTAAGGCCGGAACATGATAATGAACCCGTAGGTGTTGGCGGAGAGATCGTCGCTCTCGATGCCGTATTTTCAAACGGACTCGTAGAGCCGAACGAGCCAAACTGCAGGTGCACATTGGCGCCGGCTTTTATTGAGTAGTGCGCACAATTAAAATATGCTAAACTAAAAACATGAGAAAACTTGTTAACCTAAATTTCAGCGCAAAGGCAATAGACGAAGCAAATTATATTATCGCCGGTGTGTTTTCAACCGGAGACACGGACAGGCACGGAGAAGTTGTGGATCAGACTGGTTGGGACCTAAAAGAGTTTTGGGAAAATCCTGTAGTGCTTTTTTCGCATGACCATTATCAGCCGGCAATAGGAAAAGTTATTAAGATAGGGATAAACGCGGAGGGAAACCTCGAGGGCGAGATCCAATTCGCCGCAAAGGAATACGAATTCGCAAATACAATATTCCAGCTTTACAAGGGCGGATATATGAGGGCGTTTTCGGCCGGATTTATAAATGACGAGGAAATATACGATAAGGTAAGGGACGTCACGATCTTAAAAAAGAACAGATTGCTTGAAATGTCGGCTGTGAACGTGCCTGCGAACGCGCTCGCGCTCGCGTACGCGAAAGGCATAAATATTGATTCGATGAGAGAGTTTGCCATTAAGGCCAAGCAATTCACAAACGAGGACTTCGAAAAGGAAGTGGAAAAGATCAAGGTTTGGGAGGAAAACGAAAACACGATAAGGCACAGAGTAAAGGATCCCGGACTTTTTGAGGAGGGTTCGTTCAGAACAGTGACCGAAATCGATAAACAAGTTGGTGCGAAAGGTCGAACACTCCTCAATAGAAATGAGGGCGATCATAAAAAACTTGCGGTCAATGTGGTAAATCAGGCAGTAAAAAGTCTATTAAAATTAAAGAAAAATATATAGAAACATGCTTAAATTAAAAGAAGTTTTAGTAAAGGCTGCGGCAGACCTTTCCGATGAGGAAAAAGCGTTCTTGAAAGAGAATGTCGAAAGACTCACCGACTCCGAAAAGGAGAAATTTGCCGACGTTCTCGGTGAGGGCGTAGATTCCAAAGCTCTTGAAGCCTTAGTGGCCAAGACAATGGAGAGTTTCGCCAAGAAATTGGGCGAGATCAGTGATGGACTCGTTGAAAAGACGCTTGAAAGAGTGGCCGAAGCCAGGGCAAAAGCCTTGAACGGCGAGGACACAAAGAAAGACGAAAAAGCGGATACAAAAACCAGGACTTTCATTAAAGCCCTTTTGGACAAAGATTTTGCGAAAGCAAAGGCCTTGACCACATCGACCACAGGAAGCTCTCCTGATGATGCCGATGCCGGTTTGACTATCCCGGACGAACTCTTGGCAGAAGTGCTCAGGATCCGCCCGTTGGGATACGGTATTGCCAGGCAGGAAATGAGATATTTGCCTTTTAGCGGACCGAAAAACAGCAGGAGAATCCCAGCTTTGGGAAGTTCCGTGAATGTTTACTGGACCGATGAGGGCGAAAAGAAAACTTCAACCCAGCCTAAGTTCACTATCGTGACTCAGACCCTCAAGAAATTGGCCGCCATTTGTCCTTTCACTGAGGAAATCCTCGAGGACAGTGCCATAAACTTGACGGCCTTGATTGCCGAATTGTTCGCTGAAGCCGTATCGCAGGAAGAAGATTTGCAGTTCTTTGCCGGAACAGGCACACCGTGGACAGGTATTTTGAACAACGCCAACGTCAACCAAGTTTCACAGTTGACCGGAGGAGTTGCCAACTTAACCGCCGACGATTTGCTCAACATGCAAGATGAAACTCCAGCAGGCGCGCAAGCTAATGCGAAGTATTATCTGCACCGCAAGACTTTTTCAATTATCAGAAAATTGAAAGATCTTAACGGCAATTACATTGTCCAGTCTCCGGTAGGATCTATCCCCGGAACGATTTGGAACAAGCCATATGTGCTTTGCGAGGCCATGCCTCAGCCAAGCGATGTGGGAGCCGATGAAGCGTACGTCATTTACGGAGATTTGAAGCTTGGATGTATCTTTGGCGATAAGCAACAGCTTAGAGTCAAAATGTTAGACCAGGCCACGATCACCGATACCGACGGACAGACAACCATTAACCTCGCAGAACAGGACATGGTTGCCCTCAGGATCGTTGAAAGGGTCGGATATGTCGTAGCATTGCCTACGGCCATCACCGTCTTGAAAAATAGCGGAGAGTCCGAATCCTAGCGCATAGCGATAAAGGGGATGGAAATAAAAAGCCATCCCCTTATTGAAAAATGATAGGCAAGACAAAAAATACTATGATCGATAACGCGGACAAGTCGATTCGCGGATCATATAAACGAAAACAAAAACATGGGAATGGGATTTGGAATGGGATTCGCCGCGACAGTGGAAATAGACGAATCAAACGGAGTGGGCGAAACAGTCACCCATAATATCACAGACTGCGATATGGGCGATAGCGACGGCGCCAACATTGATCCGGTAGCGTATCCGGTCATACCCGGAAACAATACCTACGAGAAATTTCAGAAAATCCACGTCACGGCTATGGGAGGTTCAAGCAAGATAGATAACCTCAAAGTGTGGAGGAACGGAGCCTTGGGAGGTTCTGCAACCCACGTGACCAACGCCAGGACGGCGGCATACGGAGGAGCGGAAGCATACGCAACACCGATAAAGACCGACTCGACCATAGCCGATCAGGCAATGCCGACATCGGAGCCAGCAAGCGCTAACCTTGGAATCGGCGGAGCCCTCGCGGGCGCGCTGACGGACGTAGGATATTCGGATTATCTCGTGCATCAGATACAAACTGACGCCGGAGATGTGGCGGGTTCGACATCCACGATGAACTACCAATACAACGAAACAGCTTAAAGCCATGGCTAAACATATTTGCTCAAAGTGCAGGGAATCATTCACAACCGTGAAAAAATACCTGGAACATAAATGTGAAGCTACCGGCTTTAAGCCGTCGGAACAGGGACATCTGGGGGAATCGTTCAAAGCGATATCTGCGGCCGCCATCAAAAGGG